TGAAATATCCAACAAAAGCTGCAAAGTATTGGCAGTGTGTTAGAGAACAAAATGTATTCTTAGAAAACTTAATGACTTTGTCTTTTGATTGTAGAAGACAAGAAGCAAAAATTAAATGGTTAGAGAAAAAAATAGAAACTGAAAAAGACGATTATAAATTAACCAAGTATCAAATAGATTTAGATGAAGCTAGATACGGTTTAGCTAATATGCAATTAGTTGCAAAAGATCGTATGAGAGAAATTAAACTTTGGTCTACATTAAAAAAAGAATTTGATGATGGGTCTTTTGATACAAAAGATGTTAACAGACACCAATTAGATTCTTATCATTTAATAATGAAAAATAAAGCCGAGACATTATCTTCTGGTTCTTCACAACCAGAAATATTCAATGTTTTAGGTCAATTAAAAAGTATAGAAAGAGTTAAAAAATCAGGAGAAATGATTTACAACAAGAAAGAACAATTAGCACATGACCTTGGATCCAAGCCAGAGTAATTTTAGTTTTATATTTTTAGGTCAATCCGTTTTAAGATACCAAGTGCCTTTAGAAATATTTCGTGTAATTAATGGAATATATGAAAATAAATATTCTGATTTAAAACCTGCTAATAAACAACTTGTTGGTAAAATAGAAAAAGAACATAGTTTATTTTATGGTGGTGAAGATAGTCATAGAATGACCAAACATAATTATCTTCCAAAAAATGTATTAATGTGGTTTTTTGAAAAATTTAAACATTATTTAAAATTGAATAAAATAAAAGATTATAATATGCATTTAAACTCTGTGTGGGTTAATCAAATGTTTGAACATGAATACAACCCTGTGCATGTACACCAAGGATCATTGTTTACAGGATTGTCAAGTGTTATGATTTTAAAATTACCAAAAAGTTTTGGTGTGGAATACTCTGCTAGTGAAGCACCACAAAATGGTAGATTACAAATATTAGGTTCTTCTAGTGGTATGTTTGCAAACATAGACTACCAACCAGATATTAAAGAAAGAGATTTTTTTGTTTTTCCATATGACATGAGACACTGTGTTTATCCTTTTAATGGTCCTGGTTGGAGAAGAACTCTTGCAGCAAATATGGATGTTGATTATGATCCAATTGCAAACAGAGGAGTAAATTAATGTACGAAAATCAAATTATAACAGAACCTAAATGGAAGAGTTGGATTATACAAACAACAACACCATTATTTACACCTGATCAATGTAGACAGATTATAGAGACAGGAAGACGTCAACCACCACAAACAGCACAAGTTGGTATGAATAAACCTGGTGGTGGCACAGATACGAGTAAAAGAGTTACAACTATATCTTGGATACCATTTCAAGAAATGGGACACATGTATCGTGATTTAGATAAATTTATACAAAAGGCAAATGAAAATCATTTTGGTTTTGGAGACGTTAGAGTTACAGAAAATGCACAATTTACAGAATACCCTGTTGGAGGATTTTATGATTGGCATATGGATTGTGATGTGAACATGACTCACGAACCACCTGTAAGAAAAATATCTATGACTTTATTATTAAACGATCCATCAGAGTTTGAGGGAGGTCATTTAGAATTAGGGGCTCCAGGTAAATTTGGAGAACTTAAACAAGGGCATGCTATTGCATTTGCATCTTTTATAAATCACAGAGTACAACCAGTAACACGAGGTGTTAGACAATCTCTTGTTGTTTGGTTTGGAGGTAAACCATTTAGATGATTAAAGAACAATTTTTTCCAACCATCATATATGGTAAAGATGTAAAATTAGATAATCAACTTTTTGCTAATGAGATTATTGAATGGTCTAAACGAGATCCTGGTGTTAAAAAAACAAACCGTAATGGTTGGCACTCTACAACACAGATGCACAAAATGCCTGTATATCAACCTATAGTAAATGAATTATTTGTAATGATGCAAGACATATGGAGAGAAGAGTGGTTAGATAGAGAACCTGTGTTAGGAAATATGTGGGCTAACATAAATCCACCAGGTGGATATAACGCTCCACACATACATCCCAATAGTTTATTTAGTGGTGTGTATTATATTAAATCTTCAAAAAATTCTGGTAAATTAATTTGTAATGATCCTAGACCGGGTGTGCAATTAAATATGCCTGCAAGAAAAGAAGGACAACCACCAAAACATTTATGGAGAGAGTGTCATTTAGAACCTGTTGAGGGTAGAATAATTATGTTTCCATTTTATCTTTGGCACAGTGTTGAACCTAATCAATCAAATGATATAAGAATATCAGTAAGTTTTAATTTTATACAACATGGCTTTCAATAAATATCAAGTAATTAAAGGTGCAGTATCATACGAGTTAGCAAATTTCGTATTTAATTATTTTTTACTTAAACGTGATGCAGCTAAGTTTATGTATGAGAATAATATTATAGCTGACACAGGTATGTTCGGAACTTGGACAGATCAGCAAATACCTAATACTTATTCACATTACGCAGATCCTGTTATGGAAACATTACTAGTTAAAATGCTTCCTGTTATGGCTAAAGAAACAGGACTAGAATTAATACCTACATACTCATACTCTAGAATATATAAAAAAGGCGATGAATTAAAAAGACATAAAGATAGACCCTCATGTGAGATATCTACAACATTAAATCTTGGTGGAGATCCTTGGCCTATATTTATCGACGGTACAGGGGTTGACAGCGTCATAGACGAGCGTAATAATATACATAAGCCCAACGCACCCAAAGGCACTAAAGTCTTGCTTGAAGTAGGAGATATGCTAGTATATAGTGGTTGTGAACTCGAACATTGGCGAGAGCCTTTTGACGGAAACATTTGCGGCCAAGTATTTCTACATTATAACCATGTAAATGGCCCATTTGCTGAAAAAAACAAGTTTGATGGCAGACCCATGCTAGGTCTACCAGCATTTGTAAAATAGTATTATAATGGAGTCTTATGTTACAAAAAATAGGTTTTCAGCCTGGAATCAATAAACAAATAACACCCACAGGAGCAGAGGGTCAATGGATCGATTGTGATAACGTTCGATTTAGATATGGCATACCAGAAAAAATAGGTGGTTGGAAACAACTAGGAGAAAATAAATTAACTGGTGCAGGTAGAGGTCTTCATCATTTTGTAAATAGTAAAGCTAGAAAGTATGCAATTATTGGAACCAACAGAATTTTATATGCATATTCAGGTGGTGTATTTTATGACATACACCCAATTAAAACTACTACAACTCTTACAAATGCATTTACCACGAGCAACGGATCACCTATTGTTACAATAACTTTTAGTGGGACTCACGGTATTAGTGAAAATGATATAATTTTATTAGATAATTTTAGTACAATAACTAATTCTAATTTTGGCGCGTCAGATTTTAATGATAAAAAATTTATGGTAACAAGTGTTCCAACAAGCACAACTATTACAATAACAATGCCATCAAATGAAAGTGGATCTGGTGCAACAACATCAGGTAGTATTAGAGTTCAACATTATTATCCTGTAGGACCTGCTGTACAAGCAAAAGGTTTTGGATGGTCTCTTGGAACTTGGGGTGGTCAAGCTATTGGAGAACCTACAACAACTTTAACAAATGGTATTAATGATACTGTTACAACAGGAATTTTATTAACTGATCCATCTCAGTTTCCTAGCACAGGTACAAACTTTATAAAAATAGATAATGAAGAAATATCTTATACAGGTATATCGGGTAACGAACTTACAGGTGTTACAAGAGAAGTAAGAGGTACAACAAAAGCTGCACACAGTGGTGGAGCAACTATCACAAGCACAACAAACTTTGTGGCATGGGGTGAAGCAGCATCAGGAGACTTAGTACTAGAACCTGGTATGTGGTCATTAGACAATTTTGGAGACAAAGCTATCTGTCTTATTCATGACAGTGCTGTGTTTGAATGGAACTCTGCTGCATCAAATGCAGAAAATATTAGAGCAAGTATTATAACTGGTGCACCAACAGCGTCACGTCATATGTTGGTATCTACACCGGATCGTCACTTAGTATTTTTTGGAACAGAAACAACTATTGGAGATACATCTACACAAGATGATATGTTTATTAGATTCTCTGACCAAGAAGATATAAACACATACACACCTACAGCGACCAATACGGCTGGCACACAGAGACTGGCCGACGGATCACAAATCAGAGGAGCCATTCGTGGTAGGGATGCTATTTATGTTTGGACTGATACAGCATTATTCACTCAACGTTTTGTTGGTCAACCATTTACCTTTGCGTTTGCGCAAGTTGGAACTAACTGTGGATTAACTGGACAAAATGCATGTGTAGAAGTTGATGGCGCTGCGTACTGGATGTCAGAGAATGGTTTCTTTAGATACGCTGGTAAACTAGAATCACTACCTTGTTTAGTAGAAGACTTTGTGTATGACGATATAAATTTAGCATCTGGTAACCAAATGGTATCTGCTGGATTAAATAATCTTTTTGGTGAAGTCATATGGTTTTATCCAACTTCCTCATCTTCTGTTGTAAACAGAATGGTTGCATATAACTATTTTGACTCTTCACCACAAAGGCCTGTTTGGACTGTAGGATCTTTAGCTAGAACCATGTGGGAAGACTCAGCAGTTTTTGGAACTCCACATGCTTTAGAATACGATGCAGGTACAGATACATCCTTTGATGTTGTAGGAAACACAGACGGATCTACAATATATTATCAGCATGAAACAGGAACTGATCAAGTTAAAGGTGGAGCTACGACTGCAATATTAGCAAACATATCTTCTGGAGATTTTGATATCAGTCAAAGAAGAGGGTTAGGTGGCCCCACAGGTGTAGCTGATATTAGAGGAGATGGTGAATTTATAATGAAGATTAGAAGATTTTTACCTGACTTTATATCACAAACAGGATCAACTAGAGTTACTTTAGACTTAAGAGATTTTCCAAACGATACAAAAGCAAGTTCATCACTCGGGCCTTTTGATGTTACATCAAGCACTAAAAAAGTAGACACTCGTGCAAGAGCTAGAGCAATATCATTAAAAATATCTAATACATCTACAAATCAAAGTTGGAGATTAGGCACGTTTAGATTAGACATACAACCAGATGGAAGAAGATAATGGCTAAAATTGTACAAGTAATAACTAGACCATCAAGAGAATATGATGTAGAAACAGCAGAAGCTCAAGTAAGAGATCTTGATGCAATCGTAGAAAAATTAAATTCAACATATCAAGAAGATTTAAAAGAGGAGATAGAAGCGTTTAACTTCTTTATTAATTAATGGCTAATCAATTTAAATTTGTAGGAACAGATAATAGCACTTCAGGTAGTGCAATAAATCCTTTTGGAACTGGTAATCCTCTTGTAAGTGAAACCTATGTAATAAAATCTATACTAGTCACATCAGAGGGCACACCTACGGTAACAGTAACAAATAATAGTATCACAGCTATAAAATCAGCAGCTTTGACTGCTAATACTACAACAGAATTACTCACTCAACCATTGGTGGTTGAGGGTGGTAATACCCTAACCGTTCAATCAAGTAACACAAATTCATTTGATGTAGCGATTAGCTATTTAAACATTAAGAAGGAGATAACAACATAATGAAAGACATCCCAATACTAGAACCAAAAGAGATTATAACAACAATAACAAATATGAAAACAGGTGAAAAATACAAGGACGATGCAGAATGGAAAGCAAAAGGCATACCAGAATCTGATATAAGAAAAGATGTCAGGGTCATCATGCCAAGTCTTGATTTATTTGGAGAAACAAAATAAGGTAGTACGATGGCCATAACTAGAGCACAACAATTTAGACAAATGTTAGAAGACGGCGGTATGTTGGTTAAATCACGAGCAGATGGTAAAAGACCAGGATATTATGGACCGGATGCAGGACATGAGAATGATCCAGGCACTGGTAATACTGGTAACACTGGTAATACTGGTGGAGGTAGCACTAATAGAGAAAAAGGAATTATGTCTCGTGGTTTAGGTCCAAAAGGAACTACTGGAAACATAGGTGATTTTGAAGATACAGGTCCAGAAAGAGACACAAAGTTAGAAGATATAAGACAACGTAACGTATTTGTAGATACGTTTGCTAAAAACCTTAAACCACCTAGTCTTTTTGATCGAGTAAAAACAATTCCTAATAAAATGAGAATAATTGGTTTAAAAAATAAATTAAATAAATTTGCTAATATTAATCAAATTAAAGGACCACTTGGTTTACAAGTTGTAAATGCTTTTAATCCCGGTAATTTAACTGCAGAAGATTACGAAGATATTTTTGGAGATCCTAATTTAGATCAACTTGGAATGAAAGGAAAAGATTTAGCAAACATAGACCAAACAATTGATGCATTAGATAAAGCAGAAAAAACTGGAATAACACAAAGTGAGTTTGAAACAGCTTTTTATGGTCCTGATGGTCCCCCTGAACCAGATAAAGATGGAGAAGGTGGACAACAAGTTTATATTCCACCAAGAGTAACATCAGATGCAGATGACCTTGAAGATGATTATTATGCAAGTGTTGGTGGTAATCCATTTAAAGATAGAAAAGCATATAGATTATTTAACCAAGGTGGTATAGCAGACACAGTTGTAGGTGGTGAGTTTGATTTTGAATCTGCAAGACAAATGTATGGTTTAGGTAAACTTGTTAAAAAAGTTACAAGAACAGTTAAAAAAATTGCAAAGTCACCTGTAGGTAAAGCTGCATTATTATATGCAGGTGGTAGTTATTTGTCTGGTTTTGGAGCTTTAAAAGGTTTACCTGGTGCAGGTTTTTTTAAACCACAGGCAATAGGTTTAAAAAATTTTTTTATGGGTAAACCACTAGGATTTAAAGATTTAGGTCAAGTGGCTAGAGGTCCTAGTTTTCTTGAAAGATTGGGTATAGGAAAAGCAGGTTTAGGTATTATTGGAGCATCTGCATTAGCAGGACTCATGACTAAAGGAAGTGAAGAGGATGATGAAGAAGAACAATACAGAGGAGAAAAACTAGATATAGCTGGTATTAGAAGAGATCCATATGCTTTTATACCTAGAAGATTTGCAGCTGAAGGTGGAGATATAGAAAAAGAACCAGTGGCTAAAAAGACTATGCCATTACTAGATATGGGTGGCAAAGAAATGGATCTTAGAGAAGAAGGTGGATTTGTACCTATAGGACGTATGGAGAAGGCAGATGATGTACCTGCAAGATTATCAAAGAATGAGTTTGTATTTACAGCAGATGCTGTTAGAAATGCCGGCGACGGAGATGTTGATTTAGGCGCAGAAAAAATGTATAACATGATGAAGAACCTCGAAGCCGGAGGTGACGTATCTGAAGAATCGCAAGGATTAGAAGGCGCACGTAAAATGTTTCAAACATCACAAAGATTAGAGGAAGTAATATAATGGCCGTACAAACTACAAGAACTTTACCCGCACAATTTGTTGAAGATCTAGGTAAAGATCTAGCAACACAGGTAGTAGCACAAACGGGTATACCCGTAGTATCAACAGGTTTAGCTGGTATATCACAAAGACCAGGTGAAGATGCAGATGCTTTTAAAGCAAGACAAGATGCAGCTAGAGCATTTGAAACAAGACAACAGAATTTAGCTGGACTAGCACCAACAGTTGCAGCTCAAACAGGACAACAACAAGAAGCATTAAGGTTAGCAGAAGCAGCATCAGGCACAACAGGTATCGCTTCTTTTCAACCATTCTTAACTCAAGCACAACAAGCAGCAACAGATGCAGGAACAACATTAAGTGGAGTACAACTTGGAGCACCGACCACGCAACAAGTAACAGATTTCATGTCACCATTTCAAACACAGGTGATTGATGCAACACTTGCAGAATTTGATCGTAACAAACAAATACAAGAACAACAGATACGAGATCAACAAACAGCTTTGGGTGCGCTCGGCAGTGGTCGAGCGGGAGTGCAACTCGCCGAGTTTGGCACAGGGGCAGCGAGAGAAAGAGCTTTATTACAAGCTAATCTTTTGCAACAAGGATTCGGACAAGCAATGACTGCAAGACAGCAAGACATTGCAAACAGAGGTGCATTAGCTGCACAGCAACAAGGATTAGGAGCCTTCCAGGCAGGACTAGGTAGTCAAAGAGAAGGCGTATTGGGAAGCAACATTGCACGTTTAGGTCAGCTGGGCGCACTGAACCAAGCGCAAGCACAAGCACAAGCTGATGCTACAAGAGAAGCTGCAAGACAAGCAGCGTTCTTACCGCAAGAACAGTTAGATAGATACGCTGCACAGGTAACAGGAATCATGGGTGGATATCCAGCACAGTTCCAATCAACAAACATACCTAACCCAACGCCGTTACAAACAGCGTTAGGTGTTGGTACAACACTTGCAGGAATCTACGGTGGATTAAAACAAGGTAATCAAACAGACTTTGGAGCTTTAGCAGCTGGTGGAGCTAAAATATTAAGTTAGGATAATAAATGAACAGAGTATTAAGAAGACCAATGTTTAGAATAGGTGGCTCTGCAGGGACAGGGATCACTTCTGGTTTAGACAGAAAAGGTTATAAAGACGGAACAGACGAGTACGATAGAGCTCTTAAAACTACATCTAGATTTATGACTGACATAGATAAATTTAGAGGAGAAGAGGCTAAATTTACACCCTCAGGCTTACCAGGGTTTCTAACACAGTTTGGTTTAAATTTATTATCACAATCTCCACAGGGCAATATATTTCAAACAGCTGCGATAGCTGCAAAAGAACCTTTTCAAACATTTCAAGCAGCACAACTAGCTAAAAGAGAACGAGAAGCTGATACTGCAGAAGACATATTTGGTACAGCATTAGCATCTGAATATGATATTACAGCTAAAAAATTAAAAGGAGCTGATGGTGAAAAAACTGCAGAAGTAGAAGCTAGATTAATTAAAGAAGCACAACAAAATATTTTTGATGCAAGAGCAATATTAGAAAAACCAGATTCAACACAAGAAGAAAAAACAGCAGCTGAACAAAAAATTGTATCAAATCAAAACGTATTATTAAAAGAGATAGGTGTACCTGCAGAGTATGAAGCGATCATTTCATCAGAGGAATTATTTAATAGTTACAAAGCATCTTATGTAGAGCGAGAAAACCAAAAAAGAATAAACGAATATAAAGATAAAAATCCTGATGCTACAGCAGAGCAAATTGCAGAAAACGTTACAGTAATAGATAAAGACTCACCAGAAGCAGCGGACTTTACAATAGCAGAATTACGTAAAAAATATTATTTTGCAAGTGGTGGTAGAGTTGGATTAAAACTTGGAACAGAACCTAAAATGATGGAAGAGGTAGCAGAACAACCAAGAGGTGAGGTACAAGAATTATCCTACACAGAACTTAGAGCAAGATTACCACAAGAAATATCAAACGATATCGTGCAACTATTATCACAAAGCAAACAAGCTTTAATAGACTTTGCAAATATACAAACACCAGAGGATATAGCTGGCTTTAATCAACAGTACGACGTAAATCTGACATTACCACAGGGGGCGTAGATGGAACCCTTTAAACCAAAAAGCACAATCTTAGATGCCGAGACTGTCAAAGATACTTTATCATCATCAATTGTAAAACCATTAACAGTTCAAAAGAAACCAGTAAAATTCACTTGGAAAGGTTTTGCAAATTTTGCAAAAATAATAGAGCCAAATCCTTTTAGTAAATTAAGAAGAAGAAGAATAGAAGAATTACGAGAAGGTGCACCAGCAAAAGAAAAAGATTACATAGATTTCTTTGAGGATATGGAAAAATCTGTGTACGGAGCTGCGCAGAACATATTATATTCAGTTGGTGATTTGTTAACAACTGGTATTGACATGGCAGCTGATACCAATCTTACACAAGCTTTAGATAAAGCATATGAAGAAAATAAAATAAAAGATCCAGAAACTTTACTAGGCTCAGTAAATAAAGTTCTTATTGAATACGGTGTACCAGGTGGCGCTGTATTCAAGGTAATGAATAGAGCTAAAAAAATGTTCAAATTTAAAAAATCTAAAGAGGCAGTCGCAGCAGGAACATTAACTGGTCAAGGTTCTAAACTAGTAAATACAGCAAAAAGAGTTGGTTATATGTCAACAGCTTTTGCAGCTACAGATTTTATAACTTCAGGTGCAAGATCTAAAACACAAGACCCTATGCTTTTAAATCCAGAAAACGAAGAGGGATTAGAGGGAAGAGATCTAGCGCTTGCAAGATTTAAAAACAAATTACGTTTTGGTGCAGAAGGTGCATTAATAGGTATGGGTTTTTCTTTAATGGGTGGACCATTAGCAAGGATCGCAACCGTTGGTGCAAAGTATGGTTTGTTTAAACCAGCCGGATATGCATTAAGAGGTATTGATACCCTTGCTGTTAGGCCTGTGACTTATCTTGCAGCAAACATACCAGGATCTACAGCAGCTGGTAAAGTTCTTAGAAATGCAAGTAGTTATGTTGTAGACAAAGCTTTATCTACAGCTATTACATTAAACCCCACAAAACAATTACCTGCATTTGAAAAATGGAGATTGTTCTCAGTTCAAAGTAAAGATCCATTACAAAGAAGATTAAAAAAAATAGATAATTTTTTATCTGGATTTAGATCTGTAGGTAAATATACAGGACTTGGATTTCAATTATCTTCAGAAGCTAAACGATTTGTAAAAGCCAGATCAAGAACAATAGAAAAATATTTAGAGTCTATTGAAAAAAAATCATATGACTTAGCAAAATCTTTTGAAGGACAATACAACACTTTAACAACATCACCAGCTAGCAAAGATTATTACTTAGATCAAGTGCTAGCGTATTTAAAAGGTCAAGTTAAATTAACAGAACTACCAAAAATATTGCAAGGCTCTGCAAAAAATTTACAAAATGAGATAATGAAAACAAAAGATGTGTTTGGTAATTTATTGCCAGAGGGAGATCTTAAAAAATTTTTACTTAACAATTTAAAAACATACATGCGTAAATCTTTTGCAGTATTTACAAATCCAGAGTACATGCCTGATCCAAAAATAAAACAAGGTGCAGTTAAATGGATGTTAGAAAATGTAGTAAAGAAAAATAAAGATTTAAGAGAATCTGCATTAACTTTAAAAACAGGTAAAATGACTAATGCACAAGCACAAGAAGCATATGCAGAATCTTTAGTACATAAAATATTAACAAATACTAAACAAGATGGTGTAGACCCATTAAAATTAATACAAGATGTTTCTAAAAATCTATTGCGATCTGATAAATTAATTAAAACAGGGGAGGAGTTACCTGACGCAATTAAAAAATTATTAGGTGAAGAAAACAATTTAAAATCTGCTGTATTACAAACAACATCACATGCAATAACACAGGCTACTAATAAAATAACTTTAGATAAACTGGCTAAAACAGGTATTGATGAGGGTTGGTTGTTTAAATCAGAAGCAGATGCAATAGCTAATAATGCAATGGATGCTGTAAAAATAGGAGAGATAAAAAACCTTGGCATATTAAAAAGTAATATATCTAAATTATATGCATCAAAAGACATGTACGCTGCATTAAGAGGAGCCCCAGGTAAGTTTGACGGATTGCTACAAAGTTCTGCATACAGAAATATATTACAATTTAAGGTAGCTACACAGTTTGGTAAGACTGTATTATCTCCTGCAACACAGGTTAGAAACGTAACTTCAGCTAGTATGTTTCCATTAGCAAACGGACACATAGGTGGCAGAGCATCTGTTACAGAATCTATTAAAATGGTTATGGATGATATATTTGGTGCGGGAAAAGTAATAGATGAAAAAAAATTTATAGATAATTTAGAAAACAAAATACGTCTTGGTGTGATTGATGAAAACATTGTAGCATCAGAATTACAGGCAGTATTAAAAGATATACGTGCTGGAGCTAAAGTAAAAAATTTAGATAGTTTATTAGCACGACTAGCAGAATCACGAATGATTAAAACAGCAACAAGAATATACGCTGGAGGTGATAACCTTTGGAAGTGGTATGGT